TAAAAAAAAAGGTAGATAGTATAATGCCACCTACCTTTTATTGTTATACAATTATTTATTATGAATATAGTACAATATCAGATCCGATACCGTGCTGTATTCCTGCTGTAAATCTCATTACAACTCTTACGTTTTGAGATCCATCAATGTCTGCCATATCAATTACTTTTACTTGGTTTTGATCTGACATTAGACCAGTTCCAAAGAATAAGTTTGATTTTTGAGCAGCTACCATAGTATCACTTGCTAATCCAGAAGCTAATATAATTTGTAAACCATCATAACTTAAAGCGTTAGCATTTGAATACCACTGTGTTCCTTTAGAGTCAGTACCTGCAGCACCTAATCCGTTAGCAGCGAATCCACCTAATGCTCTAATATAGTTTCTATAAATATTACTAGGTAGATATATAGCTAAATCTTCATTACCATAAACACTTGATGGAATAGCGTCTGCTATTTTACCAATCTCTGCGATAACGTTTGCTGCAGTACTTGCTTGACCTGCAACATCCACTACATCACCGTCTGCTAGTAGTGTTGTTCTAAATCCATCAAATTCACCTGCGTTAGCGTTTGTACCATTCCAAATGTTTTGCTCCATTTTTTGTGCTACCTTATCTGCAACGTGTGCGATTAAAAAGTCACTAAATTGTGGAGGTAAATTATCAAATGCTGAGTAACCCATTTGTACTGCTTCCCAATCTGATTGGAAATCTTGCTTACATAACTGTAGATTTACTTGAAATTCTTCAGGTTGTAATATTCTCTCTGTTAGAGTAAGTGTAGATGTAGGATCAAAGTCACAGCTAGAATTTTTTACAATTCCGTCAGTTGCTACTTTTTTCATTACTTGCTTAAACTTTACGTTAGGAACTACTGTAATATTTCCTTCAGCTAAAGTTTTACCACTCAATAATGCTGCTGAGATATACTTTCCTGCAAACTCACCTGCATATGTTGTTGTTAAATTATTAGTTGTTGCCATTTTAAATTTTATTATTTATTATTATTATAGTTCCCCTACTGTTATTGATGAAGCTGCGTTACCATTACCTGATAAATAAAAGCTAGTACCATCACTTGATATATTTACGTGATCTCCAATGCTTTCTGCACCATCTTCAAAAGTTACTTGATCTACTGCGTCAGCTTCTACGATTGCACCGTTTACAATCACACCACCGTTTAGAATATCTCTATTGTCAGCAGGTGTTTGTACAACACAATCAGTTGAAAATGCAGCAGCTACGATAAACTTTGCACTCCATCCTGCTGTAGGAGCAGGTAATGTTACAGTATAACCTGTACCACTTATTAGGAATGTCTTTCCTGAATCTGCAGCAGCTAATGTTGTTGCAGCAGTTAGCGTTTCTTGTTTAGAGAAAATTCTACTAACGTCATTTGAAATAGTTGTTGTTGTTGACATTTTAAATTGATTTTAATTATTATTTAGTTATTGCTTGTAATACTCTATTGTAAGTAGTATTCTGATTTGAATTCGTAGCATATCTTGCACCAAGTTTTGTATCTTCTGTTTCAGGAGAATGTTTAATTCCTTCTGAAGCAGGTTTAGACAATTCTTCTTGCTTTGCCATTTCTTCTTTTTCTTCTTTCTTATCCATCATTTTTTCAATGATTTCGTTTAGTTGTCCCTTAACTTCTTCCACAGATTCTGCTAAAGCTGTAAGTTCGTCCTTAGTTGCATAATTCATTTCTGATTTTTCTTCTTCTTCTTGAATTGGTGCTTCTTCTAAATTAGTATCTTCTACTGCAGTATCTGCTGTATCTTCTACTACTTCTGAATTTTTGATTTCTTCAATCATACCTTCTGTTTTAACGATTAATATTCTATTGTCTGATAACTCATATTCTCCTATTGGTAAGGGTACATTTTCGTCATCTGTTTTAATAAATACTTCATTACCTGATTCAAATTTGTCAGCAGATAATACTGTACCATTCTCTAAAGTAATTTCTTCTAAAGAAACACTTTCTAGCTTTACGTCTACATTACTAGGATCAACTCCTAATAAAGTTTTGACCTTTGATAATATCTCTGTAGCATTCATAACTATATAATGAATAGAGTAATTTTTTTTATATTTTCAAACCGTATTTTTTAAACACGACCTATTCCTTGTGCTTGTATAGATCCATCACAGCATTTACGACTATACGTATTGTCAGGGCATAGACAAGCACGTTTACTGCTTTTAGGTGATGTTCTACTAGGTGTTTTATTTGGTTTCTTTGGCATTACTTACAAATACAAAAATCGCAGTTACAGTTCATAGTTTATCTTTTTATTGGTACACAGTTAGGAACTCTCTTACCATTCTTCATTTTAGTTCCATACATTTCATATCCTGCTTGACAAGGTTTCTTAAGTTCTTCTTCTTCATTGTGTGTTTTGCAGGGCATATACCAATCTTGATCTTCAAAGTTATGTACGTGGTGTCCTTCACAACCTATACTCTTTGCTATTTCATCTGCTTTTTCAGGAGTACTATATGCTAAACGGTCATCTATTATAGCGAATTCATCATTTATCTTTTGTGAATATAATTTAAGTTCATTCATTTTACCTCTTGCCCAATTCTTTGCAGACAGTCCACCCCATAATAAGTATGAAATAGTACCACAAGACTTAGAATCATTTGGATCATAATATTCTTCTGCTCTAGATAAGTAGCTGTACATTCTCTTAATTGTATCTACGCTTATCTTTTCTCCCTTTGCTAATTGCTGTGCTCTAATCTTACCTACATCTGTTGCACATTTATTATTTATACTTTCATTTAGCTTAATACCTCTTTTAGCATTATTCTTTACAGATTGTGGATAATCGTTGTATGATTCTAGTGTAACTCTAACTCCTGAAACTATATCTTTTATGTTTGCTAATAAATATTCAGCTTCTTTCATTTCTATAGCTGATAAATTAGATTCTTTTTTTGCAGACTTATCTTGAAAATAACCTTCTATTGAAAAACCTTTTACTGCACCTGTTTTAACAAACTCCTGCCATACCTTATCAGAATGTACTTTTACAGATCCTACCCAAGTACCTACTGGATATTTTAATCCGTAGAATGCAGTCTTATCTTTTTCTGTATCTTCTACAATCCAAGATTCTACTAAGCTTAAACCTTTTAATTGCATTTGGTGTTCTAGTGTTGCATTGTTTTGGTTACCTTCCATTAAATACAACTCACTTGCTTTACGCACAGTATCTTTAGAAAAGTATATGTAATACTCACCTTCTTCACCCATACGTAAAATAGGTTTATTAGGTATTAGTAATGCACCTAACAATATGCGTTTCTCATCATCTACTTCAGCTAATTTATATTCTACTTCTTTATTAAGTGTAATGAAATCTTCTTCTATTGCAGGTTTCTCTACTATTGATATAGCTTCTATACCTGAATACTCTTGTTCTTCGTCTAAAATAAGTTCTACAATTCTCATAATTATATAATAATTTAATTTATGTTTTTTCTAAATTCCACTTTCACTAATAATATTTCTATCTAATTGTTGTGCTGTTGTTACATCACCTGACACTACAAAAGCTTTAACTGGTTGTTGGTTGTTTAGTGTTTCTGCTATTTGGTTTAACGGTGACGATCCTACGACATTAAACGCAGGTGCTTGTACTGATGGTATTGAAGCTGCTGCTCCTTGCACACCTGATGATCCTGCTCCAGTTGGTGTTTTTGTACCTACTATACCTTTAACTGCAGAAAACCCTGCTGTTAATGCTGTAGCAAATCCTATTAAACCTAATGGAAAAAATGGTTTACTATCTAATGCTGTAGTCGCTGCTTTGTAAGTACTCATTATAGCTTCTGCTGTTAATGCTGCTTTTGCTGCTACACTATTTTTATTTAACGCACCTGCTATTGCATTTAAACCTTCTTTAGCTAGATTAAATTTCATATCTGCTAATTGTTTGTCTAGTAATGCTTCTTCTGCATTTGATTCTTTTACAAGTTTATTTTTCTCTTTTTGTGCTTCTTTAAATTTAGCTGAATCTTTTTCTAACAATTCTTCTTGCTTAGCAAATACATCTAGTGCTAATTGTTTTCTTGCTTCTGCTGCTGCTTTTTGTATTTCTAATTTTTTAAATTCATTGTCTGTTAAATTAATTGCTGACTGTCTTTCTATTTCTTCTGAATCAAATTTTTGTTGTAATAAAACAGTTTCAAGATCTAATTTTTCTTGTATTAAACTTATTTCATTAACTAATTGTTCAGATCTTTGTCCACCTAATCTTTCTTCTATTTCTGCAACTGCTGCTAATGCTCTTATCTGTTCAGCTTGTAATTTAATATCTTTTTCATTGTTTGCAAGTGCTGCATCTGCTGCTGCCAACGCTACTTCTGCTAATGTTTTTTCTTGTAATATACCTTTTTCTAATATTTTCCCTAATTCTTGATTGGCTTTTATTCTTACATCAATATCTTTACTAACATCATCTCTTATTTGTCTTTGTTCTTCAGCTGATTGTAAATTTGTTATTCTAAGTCGTTCTTGATTTGCAGCTGCTAACTCGGCAGCATTTGCAAGTTTTACTTGTGCTGTAGCTCCTTTTATTGCTTCTTCTGTAACTTGTTTTATTGTAGATGCTACTTTTTTTGTTACATCAGCTACTTTATCAAACGTTCCATCAACACCAGTAAAAGTATCAATTAATTCTTTACCTGCTTCTTTTGCTGATTCTGCTGCTCCTGCAAAATCTCCTTGAAACACTTTTTGTATTGCATCTCCTAAAAATCCTATTGCTTCTAATGCAGATTCAAACTTTTCTATAATGTTTGCTTTAATTGCAGCACCTAAATCTTTAACACTTTGTAACGGATCTTCAAATATTGATTTAAAAAACCCTACAACTTTATCTGAGTTATCTAAAACAAAATTAACAAATACCGTAAAAACATTTTTTACTGATTGTAAAGCTATAGCGTAAGCATCAGCAACTTCTTGATTACTAAAGAATACATCTTTCAAAACATCAAATGCTTCTTGTGCTAGTTTTACTGGTATGCTTTTAAGTGCTAAAGCAACTCCTGAAAATCCTTTTTTTACTTTTTCAACAGTACCTTGAAGATTTTTAAAACCTTTTGCAGTATTACTTGCTGTTTTTTTTGCACTATCTTCTACACTTTCAACAGATTTTTTTAAATCAGTAAACTGTTCACGAATATCTTGTATGTCTTGTTGTGCTTTCTTTAGATCTACTTCTAGTTCTATTGTTTTTTTGACTGCCATTTAATTTCAGTTTTAAATTGGTTATACGCTTCCTTTATACTATTAGGTAGTTTGTATTTACCTTTAGCAATCTGCACTATCTCACTTTTGCTCTTAGAATATTTTAATAATTCTATTATACTATGAATCATATCTATATAATAACTTTAATTTGTTTTTTTAACAACTTGCATAATTAGATACTACACCTGTGCTACTTATTTGTGCTCTATAATTATTTTCAAACTTATACCAGTTTCCACCACCATTAAATTTATTATTAGCAGTACTTGCTCCTGCGTCTCTAGAATCTGTATATAATACTGTACTATTGCCTAGAGTTGTTTCATCATAATAAACTATAGTGCTTGGTGTTGTAGAACAAGCAGTTGCTGCATTACTACTTCCTGTACTAGATATTTTTATTCCAGATAAACCTGCAGTACTAGGGTTTTGACTATCATAATAAATATTGCCATTACCATAGTTCCAATAAACTATTTCTAAATAACCGTTACTATCTAATTGATAAAACTGTGTATATTGAGATATATAATCGTACCATTGTTGCGTACTTGTATTATATCTTTGAATTTTAGCTGCAAAAAATGCTTGATCAGGATAACGTAAATATAAATAATCCTGTGGATAAGTATGCATAGTTTTATAAGTACCTAAACCATATGATACTGGTGTTGTTAGGTTTTCATCTGTATACATCCTACTACCTGATCCAATAGGTATAGTTGTCCATAAAAATTTAGTTGTGCTTAATGTAGAATTAAATGCAGTAGTTATATCATAAAAGTTTGTACTTGGATATGCTGTTGTTATTCTTAATCTTTGTACATCTAAATTACAATTTATTTCTGCACCTAAGACACCATTACCACCACTTATTTGATGATTTTTATTTGGATTATACCTATAAAAACCGTTAGGTGCTAAAGTTGTAGCTGCTGAATTAGTGTATAAGGTTATTCCAGCTGCAAAACTTGATGATGTCGAATAGTATGTAGTCGTCACGCTTGTTACACACGCATAATAAGAACTTCTAGTATCATTATAAACTAGATAAGAATATGTTTGTACTGGCGTTATTACTGTTTCGTATGAGCTAGATATTGCTGTACCTGCACTATTAGTAGCTGATCCCCAATAATAATAAGTTGTGTTAGGAGTTAGACTTGTAAAGTTATTTGATATAACGCCAGTTGATGTTGTTGATATTGAATATTGAGTATTTCCTGTTGCGTTATAAGCTGAATTATTAGTACCCATCCATATTGCAGCACCTGTTATACTTGCACCGTTATCTGCAGTTATGTTTATATTACCAGTAAAACTTGTAGCTGTTACACTACTTTCAGTTTGTGTTGCTACACTTGGAGCACTTGCTGCTGCACCTGTTACAACTGTTTCATATGAACTTGAAACACCTTTTGTGGCACTATATGTATTTGTTGCTGTTCCCCAATAATAATAAGTTGTTGACGCTGATAAACCAGTAAATGCTCTACTCTTATTTCCTATACTTGTTGGTGCAGGAGATATATCATAATGAATATTACCTGAAGCTGTAGGTGAAGCATTATTAGTACCCATATAAAACCCTGCTCCGTTTATTGTTTGTCCACCATCATTACTAATATTTAAGTTAGCTGTAAATGATGTTTCTGCAATATTTGTTTCTGCTTGTGCTGTAACTGTTGGTGCGTTTGGAGCTGCACTTGTTGCAAAACTTACAGTAGTTCCTACTCCTTCTGCGTGTTGATTTTTACCAAAAGCTGTTACATAATATGGTGTACCTGCTACAATTCCTGATGTTTTACTTAATAAAAAACTACCAGTACTTGTTCCTGAAACAACTTCTCTTGTATTATTTGCATATGAAGCATTAACTCCCCAATAAAAACCTTTATCTATAATAGTTCCATTTGTAACATCTAAACTACCATTTAATGTAAAAGAACTATAAGTTACATTAGTTGTTGTACTTGTAGTTACTGTAGGTGATAATGTAGGACACGGATTGTAGTTAGATATATAACCGTTACTATCTATAGTTGCATAATAATTACTAGGGAATCTATGATAATTTCCTGATCCAGTATACGCTGTTGTTAATCCATTTGTTGTAAATAATCTAGTAGTATTACCTAGAGATCCACTATAATATACTGTAGTGTTTAATGTAAGTCCACACGCAGTACTTGCATTTGCATTATTTGTAGATGATATTGTTGTACTTACTGTACCTGATCCAGTTGCTGCTACTGTTTCTTTACCATTTAATAATTCTAATGAAGATTCTCCAGTTTGTAAATTAGTTGTTATTGTGTTTATTCTATATGTAAGATCATTTATTTGTACTTCATCTGCTAGACTATAATTCTGTAAAAACTTTAAAGGTAATTTTGCTTTTATTTTTGTTAATCTTTCATTAGATCTGAATACGTTAACAATATATGATTTGTAATATTTTTCAAATAATGAATCTGTCCAAGTAGTATCAGGAGCATTCCATTCATTTACTTCTAATCCAAAATGTATTGTTTCAGGATAACCAGTGTCATTGTTTAATAATGCAGGTGTATTGCTTGGAATCCAATATGCTGATTGTGATGCATCTGTGTCATTAGATCCTGCGTCATATCCAATTATTTCTGTTATTAAATTAAATGCTTGTGGTGATGATATTTCAGTAGTATGAATTGGATAAAATAATACTGGTTTTCCTAAATACGCTTCTTGTTTATCATCTAATAAATGTCCTACTTGTATATTTAAAGCTGTTGATCCATTCAGCAATCTTTCAAACTTCATATGCTGAAACGGTGCTATTATTTCATAATTAACATTGTTGCTATCTAAAGATCCATCATCATTATATCCTACGCTTCCCCATTCTGATTGAAATACTTCATTGTGTTGTTTAGCTAATATGTTTCCAGTATCTTCATATTTAAAATTAATTGATCTATAGGGTAATGCTTTATCTACTGTTTTTGTTGTATTGTCTACAAACTCTGTTATATCTCTCAATGTTCCACCAGTATAAAAACTATTTAATGTATCTATAGTAGTAAGACCATTTTTAGTTGTAGCTGTAAGATTAAATATTTTAAATAATCCTGCTAAAAAATCCACTATCTTTATATCAGGTATATTACTACGTAAAGCAAATCCACCACTAGGAATATCAAACGGACCATCAACAGCACCAGTTGCTATACTTGTTGTACTGTTTGTTGCAAATGTATCTATAAGGTTTATACTAAAACTTGTAACTGTTTGTGCTGCACTACTTCTAAATTTTAATTGATATGTTCCATTTCCTATTTGATAACTTCTTGTTCCACCAGTTTGACTAGTTGTATATGTGAATGTAGTTTCTAATCTATTGCTTGTAACTTCAATTAAGTCAACATAAATTGTATCACTTATTGTTCCAAAGTTTACGGTTAATTCAAATTGAAATAATTGCCCTGTTGTTAACCCATATGGTCTTATAGTGGAATTTGTTAATTGTAAATTCAACTCGTGAGCTGCTGCTAAATTGCCGTCAATATACCCTCTGTTTGCTTGTTGATTAGGTGTGTATGAATCTCCAAATCCTTCTAAAATCTTTCCTGCATTTCTTTGGCATAACATATATAAATTATAGAAACCTACATTTGTCGTATTAAAAAAGTCATCACTAAATACAATTTGTTTGTTACCGTTTACATCTTTTGTTATGCTTGAATTTTCAATCGCTTTTATTATTATATATAATCTTATACTAAATGTTAGATCCTTCCAATAATATCCTGATAAATTACCATTAGCTGTGTTTATGTTACCACCTGATTTGTTAACCTCTTGTGTTGTAGTGTTGTAATATGCAGGTGTTGTTGAACTGCTGTAATACGCTCTCATTGAATTACCAATAAGTGCAGTAACTAGTGGTGCAGGATAAGCTACGCTGTCAACTGTAACCGATCCTGTACCATCACTCGATAAACCATCAATAATTTTAGCTGATGTATATGTTGTGTCAAAATTAGATAGCCAATCTAAATCTTGTAATTTAAGATCTCCTAATATAGCTTTTAAATTCTGTGCTCCAAAGAATGTAATCTTATATGTATCTGCTTTACCATTTTTTAAATCTACTCCTTCTAATCTTATACTACCTTTTTGAAATGGCAAACTGTTTAATTCTATTTTTGCGTCTACTTTTTTTCTAGCATCAAAAGAAAAACTTAAACTTTGCGTAAAATTTTCATAATGCTTAAAAAATTTGTTGTTTGTTTTACTAGCAGGTATACTAAATGTTTTAGAAAAATCAGTAAATACTTTAGCAGGATCTTTAACATCTTGAATAACTTGTGTTAATGATATTGTTTCATCTTTAAATAAATCTAACCTAGTAAAATTTAAATCGTTAGGTAGTTTAGCGTGTAACTCAATATTGTTCATTATCTAATATTACTTATAAAGTCAAAAGCGTATTCTGCTGTTATTGTATACTGTATTACTTTATCATTTAAACCTGTCTTTATTGTTTGCTGATTACTTGTTATAATAATTGGTACTGTTTGTTCTGATCCACCCATTACTTTTCTAATCCAAACCTGTTCGCTAACTAGTAATTGTTTCATACTTTCATTAACACTATCGTAACTCATAGGTGGCGTATTCAATATAAGACCTTCGTTTGCTAATGTGTTAAATTGTTTTATACTATGTTTTTGCTTGTCATACTCAAAACTTGTATTATTAATGTTTCTTTTAAACTTTGTTGTGCTTACTTTAATATCTTCTGTAGTCTTTCCGTTAAAGTAAAAATCTTGTAATGCTCCGTACTTGTTTACAAATGTGACCTTATATGCTGTATGTTTATTACAAACTCTATTAATAACAAAGACTGTACTAATAACAGTAGCTGTTGTAGCAGTTGCAGTAAAAGAACTATATACTATTGTTGATCCGTCCCAATATGGTATCTGCCCTGCTGTGTTATCAGGATAATATAATTGTACTGTATTTCCTGTAGGTGGATTATTGCGTGATGTTGTTAAGGTTGTGTCTATAAGTAAATCGTTTTGTGCTATAGTTTTTGCACTATTCTGACCAGTTCCTGTGCCTTCCATAAATTCATAGTAACCATCTAAACCTTTATGTGCTATTGATACAGAATTTCCTACTTGTGTTGCAGTTTGTCCTGTATTAATTTCATCTACTGTTTTATTTTTAAAAACAAGTGATCCAGTAATTGAAATAAATTGTGGTGTGTATGAGTTGTTAAATGTAATATCTAAATAATCTCTACATAAATCTGCTATCTCAAAACTTATTGTTCCAGTTTCCTGATTTGCCGTACTGGTTGCAGTTAGTACAGTATCTTTACTCATCTCACTAATTAATGTTCCCCCAACAGATAAAGTTATCGTTGCACTTTTCGCTACATTAGGACTTGCGTATGGTTGACTGTGTGTTTCGTAATAAGGTGATCTTAATAATATTGTTGCCATTATATATTTTTTATTAATCCTGCTTCAATCATTTGTTCTATCATATCTATTACTAAGTCATCACTAAATATGTTTTGTAAATCTTGTGGTAATTTTTTAAACTCATTAACAAATGGTATTGTAAAAAAATTGTTAGCCCTTATACCTTTCTCATATATTGATCTAGCAATTACATAACCAATAGCATTATACTTACCTTTTGCAAACTTACCTTTCGTATCTCTAAATCTTATGTTCTTAGCTTTTGCCCACGATCCTATTGCAGAACTTGGTGGTGGTTTACTTTTAAACTTAAATGGTGTGTTCTTGTTTACTCTATAGTTACTCTTAGTACCTTTCACTCCTTTATCTATGTAATCTCCATAATCTTCCATAAATAAACCATAAGCTATCTGTCCATCATTCTCTAATAACTTTTGATACTTAATACTATTGTATAATCTTTTT